GTCGCGGCTGCGCTTGATCTGTCACCCGTCGCATATTCTTTTGCATCTGGCCCAACTTTCTCACGCACGTATTCAATCGCTGCTTTCACAATACCGGCAATATCTAACTCGCCTTTGATCGTTATTTTCGTGCTTGCGATTTTGCTATCTTCGTTGTGCGTGCTTATTTCCCCGGACTGCTCAACTACCGCATATCGCGTACCATCTGCCGGTCGGTAATAGTTGAAAATGTGCATCGGGTTCTGGCACGCATGAAAACCAGACTCGCATGCGACGGCAGTATCGGTTGTGTAAGTTTCGCCGATCTCGTACTGAAACCCTCGACACTTCAGGTCTTTGTCAAAGCCTTTGTAAGAAACGATTACTTGGTCACTCATCACACTCTCCGGTTGTTATCTTCCACGACTATACGTTGTGCGGTGGCACGGGGAAAGACCGTTTGTCGTTATTTCTTACGCCACGAATCACCAGTGAACTTGAGCAACTTTCCGCCATCCTCGCGCAACCGATCTAGCACGCGCTCGCCTACCTCGTCGCGGAGTTTTTCGGCTGATAGGTTGGACACAAGCACGGTTGGCAGGCATCGCTCGTACCTGCGGTTGATTACCTCGAACAGGAACATTTTCTCGGTGTCGCTCCCGAACTGAACGCCGATCTCGTCAAGGATCAGCAGGTCAACGTCATTCCCGTAGAAGTCAAACAGTTTCCGCTCGTCCCTCTGCGAATCCTTTTTCCATGTGTCTTTGAAGTCTCGAACCATGTCCGCGACGTTGATCTTGAACGGAAGCCTATTCCCATCGTGGCAGGCTATGACCATCGCACAAGCTAGGTGTGATTTCCCCGTGCCTGGATTGCCCGCCATGATGATCGACGGGCATCGCTTAGGGTTTTTCACGACCCCCTCTGCCAATGCTCGACAGCGCTCTAGCGCGGCCTGTTGCTCGGCATTCTCCGCGATGAAGGTGTCGAAGGTGTGGTTTATGTACCGCTCACAGACACCCGCATCTTCCAAGTCAGATAGACGCCTCACGCGGGCCTGTTCAGCGTACTGCGCGGACTGTTGCTCCTTTTGCTCGCGCTCCCGTTGTGCCAGCGATTCAGCTCGGCAAGTCGGACACCGGGCATACTGCGAAACCATCCCGACAACCGAGTCGGACCATGGGCCGTGAGTCTCGCAATCGCCAGACACCGTAACTAGGTCCATGCTTGTTGATAACTTAGAAGTTTCCATCTGCATCTACCCCTGCGTTGTAGTCCATCCCGGATATGTCCATGCGGCTAGGCTTTGTTGGCTTGCCTCGGTACGTCCTTTCCCACGCACTACGACACCAGTTACGCCATGTCGCTCGCCAGTCACGCTTAACGGCTTGGCTTCCAGCCTTGGCTATCCAGTAATCACGGAACTTGTCGGATTCGATCTGAACGGCGCCGCTAGGTATCCCTACATCCGTGGCATCGATTACCCAGTCGCTAGGGAGCAACCATCCGATAGGCAACCTAGTCCCCTTTTCTGATGACTGCTTAGGAGCGTTAGCGACAGGCGCGACAGCGCCTACATGCTCTTGATCTTTGGTTGGTGGTTTATGGTTAGTGGTTAATGGTTTATGGTTAGCATTGCCTTCGCTATGCGTTCGCATTACGTCTGCATTGCCTTCGCTTACACTGTTTTCAGAATTGGCGCGCTCTTTTGCCCATCTTGCGTCTGCACTGTTTTTCGCCTTGCCTTTCTTGCTTCGGTACTCGGCAATCTCGGCATCGGCACGCTTGTTATGCCAGCCGTCTTCGGAAAGGGTAAAAAACTCGTCAAGTATTGAGCATACCGACTGCACTGCGGACGCATTGCGAGCGCATGCAATTCTACATACCGACTGCTTATCGGCGGGGAGTGGAGATTCTGTGTCGTAATACCTGAGCAACAGGACCATGTATAGGCCTCTCTCGGCGTCTGACAGGTGCGCAGTGCCGCGCATCCAGTCGCCTATGTGCAACTTCCAGTAGTGCATTGGTCACGCCTCGCATTGTTTAGTGCCTGAGTGCCGTACCTACTGCGCCCGGTTGGACTCGGTAACTAGGCGGCACCAACCCATTGCGGGGCGAGGAACCTAGGCCGAACGGACGCATGAGGTACGACACTCCACCCGGGCCAACTCCGGATGTGGGCCGATTATACCACGGATTACTTCCGCCGCTTAGCCTCCGCGACCACCCGCTTATGCAGCGCCTGGACCTTGCAGACGTTGGCGTAGGAGTCGATGGCCCGGTGTTCGGACAGCCAGCGGGACACGACGGATCGGTCGCCGGGGAGTTCATCTGCGATGCGTTGGATAGACCAGCCGGTACGCTTCTGAATGTCCTGGAGCATTTGAGTCGGTGACATGGTGACCTCGTTGTTATGTGTTACGGATACCACGATACGGGCCATAGTGCTATACCGCAACGCGAACCGACGAACGGTTGTAGTAGGCTATTGCATAGCGCAACGGTTCCGGTAGAGTGAGCACATCGGAACACAACAACAACGGAGCGCAATATGAACGACTGGATTACTTGGGAAGGCGGCGCGCAGCCGGTAGCCGACGACGTGATTGTCGAGGCTTATGACGAATGCGGAGAGTTTTACAGGCTCGAAGCCTGCGCTCTGCACTGGCTGCACGACCGCGCCTGCGACCACATCGTCAAGTATCGTATTGCGGAGGAAGTGTGATGGACGACTACACGATGCAACAAGCAGCAATCGAGGGAAAGATTCACGCACTGGCACGAATCCTTGCCGACATGATGCTGAATAAATCCGGCGAACACTTCCCCGATTACGCAAAAGCACGCGCCGCAGAACTGCGCGCATTGCTGAATGAGTACGACGCAAACGTGGTGAAGCACTGGGAGTTGCCGGCATGAACGAGCCGTCAGCGCGAACCATCTGCATCTGGCTAATCGTCGCGTGCCTCGTCATTACCGCGTGCGTGACGGACAAGCCGATCCACGACACCGATCACATCAACCTCGTCGCCGCTGACTGCGTGCAGGGCGGCTGCTATGGAGCATCACAATGAGTAATTCGATGATCGTTCAACAGGCCAGCAAATTGGCCGCCATGTTTGATGTGCCTGATACCGGCGAACTGGTCGGCATTCTGAAATCGACCGCATTCAAGTCGAACGTGCAAGTCACTGACGCGCAGATGTCGGCGCTGCTGATTGTGGCGAACCAGTACGGGCTGAATCCCTGGACTAAAGAGATTTACGCATTCCCCGACAAGGGTGGGATTGTCCCCGTCGTCGGCGTTGACGGCTGGTCGCGCATCATCAACGGCAACCCGGCTTTCGATGGCATGGATTTTATTCAGGACGATGAGTCCTGCACCTGCCGGATCTATCGGAAGGATCGCTCGCACCCGGTCGCCGTCACCGAATACATGAGCGAGTGCAAGCGCGCCAACGTCGGCCCGTGGCAGTCGCACCCGAAGCGGATGCTGCGTCACAAGGCGATGATCCAGTGCGCCCGCCTCGCGTTTGGTTTCGCCGGAATCTACGACCAAGACGAAGCCGAGCGTATCGCGGAGCGCGACATGGGCGCGGCCACTGTGGTTCCGACAGTCAACGTCGAATCTATTTTGAAGGAAATAGACACCATAAACGACATCGAAACACTGGCGGCCAAGCGCAAGGAATTGAACAAGGCTTGCGAAACCGCGAAAGACCTCGCTGCGTGGAAAACCATCAAAGGCGCGTGCGACGTTCGCAAAGGCGAGTTGTCGCCGGCAATCGAAGCGGAGCCGCAGGCATGAACTACACCATCTGCACCGCCGAGCAAGGCACCGAGCAATGGCTCGCAGACCGGGCTGGCTGCGCCACAGGAAGCCGCATTAAAGCGATCTACGCCGAAGCCAAGAAGAAAGGCGAGGAATCGACTGAGCGCATCAATTACCGCTACGAATTGGCCGAAGAGCGCGTCACCGGAAAACCTGCGCCGCAAGGTTTCGTTTCCGAAGCGATGAAATGGGGAACCGAGAACGAGCCTTTTGCGCGCATGGCGTACGAGGGACTTTTCGACACCGGCATCGAACAGATGGGATTCATCCGAGCCACCGACATGATGGTTGGCTGCTCTATCGACGGCGCGTCAATGGATGGCGAACGCATCGCAGGGATTGTCGAGTTCAAGTGTCCGATGCTGAAAACGCACATTGCCTATTTGAAGGCCGGCGTGTTGCCTTCCGAGTACCGGCATCAGGTCATTCACAACCTTTGGGTAACCAGCGCCGAATGGTGCGACTTTGTTTCGTACCGCCCTGGATTCCAGTTGTTCGTGATTCGCGTGCACGCGAAGGACTTGCCGATGGCCGAGCATGACGCACAGGTCAGAAAGTTTCT